TGAAACATTGCTGTTTGCATTGCTATTTGAAACATTGCTGTTTGCATTGCTATTTGAAACATTGCTGTTTGCATTGCTATTTGAAACATTGCTGTTTGCGTTACTGTTTGATACGTTTGCATTGCCATTACCACTTACATTAGCGTTGCCATTACCACTTACATTAGCGTTGCCATTACCACTTACATTAGCGTTGCCATTACCACTTACATTAGCATTGCCATTGCCTGATACGTTTGCATTACCATTGCCACTTACATTAGCGTTACCATTGCCATTGGTATTACCATTGCCATTGGTATTACCATTTCCAAACGTATTACCAAATACATTGCTTGATGTATTACCATTGCTTAATCCATTGGCATTAATTGTAATATTACCATTACCACTAACATTACCATTTGCATTACCATTTGCATTACTGATATTACCATTACCAAATATATTGCTTAATGTATTACTTGTTACATTACCATTACCATTTGTGTTGGCGTTAACGTTAACGTTACCTGATGTGTTACCATTTGCGTTACTGTTGTTATTGATAACAACATTACCATTACCTGTATTATTAGATTGGTTAGTATTGATTGTAACAGTACCATTACCATTGTCAGTAATCGTTGGTATAACAGGACCTGATACTGTATTATTAGTATTACTTGCTACGTTACTTGCTACGTTACTTGCTACGTTACTTGCTACGTTACTTGCTACGTTACTTGCTACGTTACTTGTAGTTGCATTAGCCAAATTAGTTGTTACATTTGCATTGCTTTGATTATTGCTTGTGTTTGATGATGTTGCAACATTTGCTGTGCTTGTACTTGCATTAGAAATATTAGCAAATGCTTGATTAACAACGTTAGCACTATCTTGACCAGTTACATCAATAACTTGTGCAGGAGTATAACCTGCGTTTGCCAATTGTTGTGCAATCTGTGTATTGTTTTCATTGTTAGCCTGTGCATTGGTAATAATATTTGTAATGTTAGTTGATTGTGCATTGCTTGTGTTATCATTTGGTATTACAGGACCTGATGCAGTTGTACTTGATGCATTGCTTGTGTTATCATTTGGTATTACAGGACCTGATGCAGTTGTACTTGATGATGCATTACCTGTCGTACCATTAGTACCTGATATTAATGCGCTATTATTACTTGTGTTATCATTGCTTACCAATGTGTTTTGTGTTGCTGTATTACCTTCTGTATTTGTAGCATTATTAAATATTGCGGCTGCATTGCTTGTATTGTTTGTATTGTCACTTGTATTAACACTTGATATACCACTTTGTGTTGCAGTTGTTCCACTATTGCTTACAGGACCGCTAACTGTTACATCTGTTGAATTATTATATGGTACGTTTGTTGAAAAGTCATTGTGTGACATATCAGGTGTACCATTATTAACTAAGTATGAATCCAATGCACTTGCAGTTTGTGCATTAGGATTGTTTTGATAGTTACTAACCAATTGGTCATACGTATCTGCGTTATTAAGTTGATTAGAAATTGCAGTCTTTTGGTCTTGTGTTAGTGTATCAACTGGTATTGTACCTGTATTACTTGCAACCAATACATCATGACTTGTATCAGGCGTAGCGTTTGCCGCATTACTAAATGCAGTAACCAAAGCGTTGTAAGTATCATTGTTACTATTTGAATCTATCGTTGGAGGACTTGGTCCGACCCCACTATCATCACCTGTATCAGTATTGTCAAAACTACCCATGTTAGCATTACTAACAATACTACCAATATCATTATTAGTACCACCTGTATCACCTTGTATACCTGCAGGAACAACTGGAGCAGGTTGTGATACTTCGGGAGCAGATGCTTGAACTTGTTCAATTTGTTGTGGTAAACTATCTGCCTGTACAGGTACAAGTGTATTGTCCACTTGTACTGGAGCAGGTTGTGTTATTTCGGGTGCAGGGGCTTGAACTTGTTCTACTGCTGGAGGACCTGCATCATATGAATTGTCTACAGTTGGTGCTTGTATATCAGGTGCAGATGTTACATCTGGTAATACTGGTGCAGTAACTTCAGGTGCAGTATCCTGTACAGGTGGTACATATTCTTGTGCAGGTGCACTATTATCAACTGGCGCACTATTATCAACTTGTATACTATTATCTACTGTGCCTGGGTCGTAACTAACATCTACACTATCACCTGAATCCATATTATTTCTCCGTTATTGTTTTACAACCTGTGCGCTTAAACTGCGTAGGTCTAATTGTGCTGTTTCTATTTGCAAACTATTGGTACCAACAAAAGCAACTTCAATATAGTATCTATATAAATTTGGCTTTGGTTGATCCAATATGGTTGTAAATATTGTTTCTATTAATGGCAATGTGCCACTACTTAATCCTGTATACGTATATGTTTTGCTTGCCACAGTAGCATCAAAAATATATTCATAATTTGGTTGACTGGGACTACCTGCATTAAACGCAACATATCTGTTAATGCTAACAATATAATTTAATGTACTATTAGAACCATTTACGTAAGTTAATGTATTGTCTAATTGTCCGCTGATAAACACACGGTCTGTACCACCACTTACTGTTACCAATGCTGTGCAGTCTGTACTAATATAATTTAAGTTATTGATATTACTACTCATGTTTGAAAACGTTGCACTACCACCTGTACCTGTGCTATCAAAATAACTACCATTTGTTTTACAAATTACATATGTTGTTGTGCAGGATACAACACCAATTGGTTGATATCCACCATTGTATTGTCCATACGTGCTTGTAACATCTTGTATACGTATAGGTTGACCCAATGCAAAAGGTAAAGTTGATTGCGGTGTAGCAAAGTTAAACTGCCATGTTTGTGGGTCTAACAATACGCTTGTGCTTAATGCAATTGGTGCAACATATAAATTACCACTAGCACTTGTATATGGTGCTCTAAAGTTACCATTCAATTGCACAGTTTGATAACTACTAAATCCAGCAAAGTTTTGACCTAAGCCTGCAGGACCACTTAACAAATAGTTTAAGCCATCTTGAATACCTTTTTGGTCATTGAGTTGTACGGGAAACTTTGCCATTATATATTACCTATCATCTGTAACCTCTGTGTATTGCCATGTTGTTGCAGTACACATCCAGCATGAGTTGTTGCTACTATTGCTTAATGTTATTCCATTAACACGAAATTGATTTTGATTGACTTGTATCCAGGGACTGTCTGTGTTCAATGGTAATACAACTGTGTTTTCAGTTGTTGGACTGCTACCAACACTATTTGTACCACTGATTGTTACACTTATATTTCCAGTACTTGGTACGATTTGCAATTCATTTGTACCTGTAAATGGTACTGTGCCAATGTTAAATGCTTCTGGCAATATGCGATGTACCAATATGCTTGTGCTGTAATTTGGTGCCATTTTGATATTATCACGTGTAAAACTACTTGATATTGCAGTACCATCAGGATGTGTATAACCTTGATCCTTTTGCACAACATAACTATTTGTTTGACCTTGTGCATATGCAATCGTTCTGGTACTGTTATGTGCTACCCAAACGTTTGCATCATATGTCCATATAGGTGTTTCACAAGCAAATGTTGCATTGTAAACTTCACGTGGTGCGTTCCAACAATCAATGTCAAAACGATAACTTAACATTTTATTTGGTACGCCATTGGTTGCACTACGATCGGGATAATATATTTCAATTTGATTTTTTTGTGTGTTTGCTTTCATGTAAACACGACGGTAATAACGTGGATCCAATTGGTCATAGAACCAATTTTTAACACGTTGATTGCCAATGCCTGTAAAACTTGTACCATCAAATACCCATATATCTCTGGCATCTAAACCATATACTTTACTGTCTGTGATTGCATAACAATTGTCACTTAATAAACCACGACCTTTGTTGTACAATTGCACGCCCAATATTGGTGCACTTGTTGTTGAATAGTTGATTGGATTGAATACAACTGTGTCCCAATAACTGCAAATAAAGAAATTACCATTGCTGGGAAAGCCATCGACTGCTTGGGCACGCAATGGTATTTCCAATTGGTTAGCGATGTTTGTTACAGTTGGTGTCCATGTTAATGGTGCTGAGTTCAATGCAAATGCCTGGCTCCATTGTATTGTAACAGGATAGTTCAATGTGTTACCATTGATATCAACTGCTGTTAAGTTTCCAGCAACTAATATTGCACCAACGTTTGGCGTATCATACATACGCATAAATCCTGCACTAACGCTGATCCAATTGGGATTGTAATTCCAACTGTATGTGGGACTAACTGTTCCAGTACCTTGTCCTGGATAACTTGCATTGGGACTTGCTGTGTAATTGATTGTTGTTGCAGTTGAACTTACAACTGTAAACGTACCATTATAATAGTTACTAACGTTTGTAATTGTAATGCTATCGCCAGCCATATAAGGTGCCGCAACAAATGGGCTACCATCAATTTCTGTACTAGCAACTGTTAAACTTGTACTGATTGTCCATGTACTACCATTACCTGCACCACTGATGTTTCCAATGATTCTGGTACCTTCTGGTATGCCTGTACCAACTAAATATTGACCAATAGCAGGAACTTGATTAACTGTGTCAGCACTTGTTATAGTTCCTATGGTTAACACAGTACCACTGATACTACTGCCAGTACTGTTAAAACTATTACTCAATTGTATTTGTTGTGTTGTTGTATTAACATATACAATGTTGTTGATACTAGCAGGTTGTTCATTGCTGTACAATACCATAATGGCATTAGGTTCATCAGGCCAAAACATTGGCGGATTGATTGTGTCATTAAAGAATGGTATAGTACCATTCCATGTTTCACTTATACTTAAACTTTGCGTATAACCACTGAAGGGGCCACCTCCCGGTGTAATGTTTGTCCAACTTGGGCTAGCACCGCCATTACTAGCATACCAATAACCTTCATCAGTTGCAACGATAAACCAATATTGGTTACCTTGACGAAAGCCACCACTGATGTATGTGGGTGTACCTGGCACAGACGATAATATGTTTTGGTCACCAGCAACGCTACGTATGCCCCTAACGTCGGCTTCAACGTTTAGACCACTATTATATTCATTTGGTGTTAAGGCTGCTGAAGGTACGTCTGGGGTAAAACTCATTTTACTAAATGGAATTCTTACCTCATCGTATGCTGTTTTGATATTTGCCATAGTTTATTGTATATCTTTTATAAAGTTTATATTTAGCGAAGAAAAAAATTGAAAGAAAATCACGTGGTTAGAACTTTACAAATTTCATGATGTGAAATGATGCGTTCTAAACTTACTGGTCTATCGCAATAACCACAACGATAACCACTAAAACCCCAACCTTTATTTTCACTATTGTACTTAAACAATAAATGTGGCTTACACTCATCATTGCGTTTAAGTTTTTTGTATAGTTCTACCACTGTTTTTTTTCTTTGCATTTAGTATTTAGTGTAAGCAAATGTTTATAACTTAATGGGTAGTAAACTTGTTTGAAACACAAACTTATTGTTATACTCGTTTGTAGGTGTAATGTTAAGTTCTTCTATTGCTTCTAAAAACTGACATATCATGCTACTGATATACTCAAGACTTTCCATTTGCACAGTTGATAGATTTCTTTGTGTGCCCCACATGATATTGTTGAGTATACCACTTACAAATGTCAGTGGACTGTTTTGCCCATTTGCTCCTTTAGGTAGCATACTTGTGCGCTTGTACCACCAATGTTTTAATAATTGTCTGATGTCATTGTTTCTATGTCCATCTAGTTCGCCCATTGTGCTTAAGTATCTAATCAATTCGCTTTGTAGCCACAACATGTCATTACTGTCAATATCTACATATTGTGTTTTTGCGTTGGTTACTTTTGGCATGTATTTAATAATTCTGATTGTCATTTTCTTTTCCTTTGTTTAATTTGTGTTGTTTTACCCGACTTGTCTCACAATAGGGTATGAATAGATTATGTCTTTAGTAAAGGATTATATTCCAGATTTATATTGAAACCCGTTTTATTATAAACCCATACATATAATTTTTCCTTGTTTATTTCTTTTTCACATACGAATCCGTCGTGTTCTAAGAAACATTTGTTATTAGTTGTATGTAAATAATCATTTATTGCATTAAGTACTTTCCTTTCTAAGTCAAAATATACAATGGCTTTTTGTTTACTTGATATAGGTAACATTCGTTGTTTACCTGTTTTAGTAGTAATTTGTTTTCTAGGTAATGTGGGTTTGATGTAATTCCAACATGTTTTGATGTCCTCACGTAATTCTTTTATATATGGGTGTTGTTTAAGAAATTCAATACGGGCTTTGTCTCCGTTTAATATTTGATAGATATCTGAATCTTTGTTGTTACCTAGTTGGGCTCCCATTAATAATGCATTGATAATAACTTTGGCTTGTTCATAAGTTATTTCTGTTTCTGTTGCCAATAAATTTCTAACTTGTTTTCTGTTGTTTAGGTATTCAGTTAATGCAGACAAATGTAAATCCATGGGTCCTTGAATATATTTGTTATCAACAATGATTTCTGGGATTTGCTGACTATGTTGATATATCAATGTAGGAGCACAGCATTCAATGTCATATTGATGTGTTAAGTTATGTTCATAAAATAACTTTTGTTTATATTCTTTTCTTATACGTTGCAATGGATGCCAAAGTCTATTTGATTGGTCTTTATACTTAAAGTCTTTACTAATTAATTCAGTTGAATATTCTGTGGATACAAATTCATTTGTTACTTGTCTCACAATAGTAGAGTTATCATTGACTTGTCTCACAATAGGGTATGAATAGTTAACTGTTAATGATTCAATTAATTCATTGATGCCATTAACATTTTTCTTGTATTCCTTACATACACTATTGCCCTGACCAATATTAAATCTATACTTGTCATTAGTACAAATCAGTAGTTTAGTCCTTAACCACTTGGATAAATTATCTGATTGATTTCCTAAATATTTGTCTATGTAACGAGTACTCCACTGATGTGATTTACTAGCACTTAAATGACTGTTAACGAAACCAATGGCTATTTTAATTCGTTTACGTACACGTGGGTCATTGATGTTTGGTTTATATGACATAATCACACTCTAAATCATTCCAACAACTGATTATTAACATACACATATAACGTTTTTGTTTACTTGTTAATATTTGATTCATTGGATCTTTAGCAATAGTAATTAAGTCAATTAAGTCTAACCAATATTCACCATTGTGATTACTTAAATATTTTGTTTTGGTAAGTCGTTCTGCCCATAGTATTACATCACCTATAGGTAAGTGGTCTATGACATACCAAAAGTCATAGTTCTTTTCATAGTTCTCAAATTCAGTGGCAATACTGAGTTGAGTAAATTCTTCAATGGAATTCATTGTTTCTCCTGTAATATGTTTCCTAGATATATCAACTCTTGGTAGAGAGTGTGAACAGTTGCTACCAACAACTGTTCACGTTTGACATATTAGGAGTGTATATACCTGTCATAGTATACATTGTATTTATATATTGTACTATGCAAGTATAATTTTACCTATATATTTTGGTTGTTTTAGCATAAAAAAAGCCCAGAATAGGGGAAACTGGGCTTTAGTATATACCAACTGTAAAGGAATATCTAGGCTGTATGCAAACAGGTGTTAGTATACATCTTTATTTATGCCTGTTTTATACCTTTAATTTACAATTATCCCCATGATGTTTAGGGTATACATGAACAGGAATATCTCTGTTACAATGTACACAAAGTTTACATGGTTGCTTTTTACCTGTACGTGGCCCTGGCATTCCTGGCATCCAACCAAATACTTTGCCACGACCCTTGTTTAACATATCTTGTGTGTTTTGTTTTCTTGTACCTAACCAAAGATGTTTTGGGTTGATACAACTGGGATTGTCGCAAGTATGACATACACACATACCAATTGGTATTTTGCCTATGTGTTCTTCATAACTTACACGATGTGCTGTACGCATACGTTTTTCATCACGTATTAGTCCATAGCCCAAATTGTTTTTACTAGCCTGCCACTCCCAACAGTCAGTATTTTGATTGATGGTAATTTTATCTAATAGTTTGTCTAGCAAACTTAATTGCATACATCCAATATATCTTGTCATGTTTTTCTCCTAATTGACAAATATATTTAGTCCTGTATACAGGCTTTATCAAAATTAATCTAATGTTGTGTGTTCGTCTTCAGTAAATTTGATTGTGGGTGGAAAGAAACTGATTTCTTTGATACTCTTGCTACGTTGACCAATTACACGTAATCCACACCAAACTCCAGCAAGAAATGTCATTGCAGTTAAAAACACAACTGCAACAAATAATACTTCTACCACATGACCTAACCAAGTGGGTAAACTTTTAATAAAAATTGTTATTGATTCTAGCATGATTACTTAAATGTTACAATTTGTCTTCTTAAACTACCTGTGATATTGGCTATACTGCTGTTACCATTTGATATACTACCATTTGCTAACAAACCAAAACTAAATCCTGATACTGTGTTTGGTGAAAATGTTGTTAATGTAATGGTATTTGAATGTATGTTGTAGGGGCCATGTATACCTGTGTCACTACCATCGATGGGTAATCTTGCAAGTAAACTTGTTGTTGGTCCGCTGAATGTATTACTGATAACACCACCTAAATATAAAAATGTATTGCCCAAATAATTATTACCTATACTAATGCTGTTAAATCTTACATCGTTGTTTTGACTATTGGTAACTTCATTTTGATAGACAACACCGCCATTTGAATATAATTTCATATAACTTGCGCTGAAGTTTGGAGTGGCATTGGTTGACAATGAATTATAACCTGACAAGTATATATTGTTGTTACTATCAAATGTAACACCAGTAAATGTTAAAAATCCATTTGGATTGTTTGCAGTTAATGCCCAGTTAACAGTTCCTGTGTTGCTTAATTGTATAATGTTGTTACCATTGTCTAACAACACAACATTACCATTGCTATCAACATTACCTGTTTCAAATTGTATGGGATTATCTAATACAGTTGTCCAATTGTTTGCGCTATTGCTTGATACTTTTTGTATACAACTATAGACATTACCATTTGCAATATCACTAATATATCCAATTGGATAATAGTTGTTATTACTATCTGTGGTTATAGTGGTAATACTTGTTTGTATATTGGCATTGCTTGTACCCACAAATGTTTGTATAAGATTACCATTACTATCATAGTTTACAATATAAGTATGTGAATATTCTCTGTTACCACTATTAAATAAAATATCTCCACTGGCATATATATTTTGATTATTGGTTACACAAATACTTCTTAATAGACCACTGGTATTACCTGCAGTCAATTGATGATAAGTTTCATGATTCCATAAAAATTGACCTGTATTGCTGTATTTTGCTACCAATCCATAACTATTGTTTACTACAGGCCCATAAAAAGTTGCATAACTACCACACACATATAAATTTTCATTACTGTCTATTGTTATAGCACCAAAATAAACAGGATAATTTGCATTGCTGGTATTGCTAATTGACTGTTGTATTGTAATAAAACCATTGCTATTTTGTCTAAAGTTATTAATGTATCCTGCTGTATTGGTACTAACTTCTCCACCAAAATAAACATTGCTACCACTACTATTTGTTACAACACTATTGAATTCTAAACTATCATTTAAGTTACCATATGTGGCAAAAAAACTACCAGTGATTGGGGGAGTGGGTACTCTAAATCCTTCTATTGCAGAAAACATTATGCATATCCTGTTGTTAAACTAGCATAGTAAGTTGTACCATCATAAAACACACTAATAATATCAACTGACCCTGCGCTAACACTTAATGTTTTTGTACCGCTGGCATATAACCAACTGCTTGTTAATGTTCTACCTGCAGTACTGTCTTGTGTTAATATCAATGTCATTGAACGACCTGCAAGTGCATTACCTAAACTGTTCAATGTAATATTACCAGTCAATAATAATTGTTGTATTGAACCATTGTTAAAGTCAGGAGTAATTGTACCACTTGCATTACCATAATTATAAACAGTTTCTTGAAAACGATTTAGTTGTAAATTTGCAACGTTGGCATTACCTGTAACAACTTCTGTTGCAATGTTTGCTGTTGTTATGTTTGCTGTTGTTATGTTTGCTGTTGTTATGTTTGCAATTGTAACATTTGCATTAGCAAATGTAGCAAGACTTGTAATATTTAATGTATTACCTGTAATATTATTAATAGCACCTAAATTGTTTCCTGCATACAAATTACCATCTGCTGTTACATTTGAGAAACCTAATGTTAAATTACTTCCTATACCAAAACCTTGTTGTCCTTGCAATCTGGCATTAACAGTTACATTACCTGCACCATCATTACTTGATACTGTGTATGTTAAATCACCAACGTTATAGTATGTGTTACCACTATCTGCATATACAGCAAAGTTTAAGTCTACAACTTGGTCATTTGTTTGTACAGGTAATGGACTTGGGCTTGTACCTCTTGCTCTAAAAAGACGCAATGGTAATGTTTGACTATATGTATTGTTATATACACTAAATCTAAAAGGACTAAATCCTGTTAATGGGCTAACACCATCCATGATATATGCACTTTGTGCATCATATACATTTAATGCACTATTAGATGTTGCATCGCCATTAATAGTAAGTTGCGGTGCACCTGCACCCGTTGTGTTTAATGTTAATCTACCACCTGTTGCTGTATTAGCCAACGTTGGAACATTAAGATTTGATAATCCAGTACCATTACCTACAAAATTATTTGCGGTTACATTACCTATTACTGGAAACGTAACATTACCTGTTGCAAAGAATGTTGTTGTGTAAGTATTAGAATTGCTACTTTGTGTAGTTAAAACTAAATCTAATGGTACAGGAACACCACTAGTTACACTATTACCATTTGTATTTGCAATTGCATTTAATGTTATACCACCATTATAACTGCTACCATTGTATCCAGCAAATGATAATGCACCCACACCATCAGTATTTGCAATAGCAGTAGCACCATCACGATTACCTCTACTGCGTTGAAATAATATACGATTGGTAATTCCACCAGCGCCATCAGTATTACTACCATAACCTTGTAATGTTAATGAAGTTTGTGCAGCCGCGTTTGGCCCTGGTGCACCTGGTTGTATTAATAATGAACCATATCTATTAAATTGCAATATGTTTTGTGAACTACTTGCTGTGTTACTTGTTACATTACCAAATGGGTTACCTGTGTTGATAAAGAAACTACCTGCACTCCATGCAACGTTTGCATTTGATAATGATGAATCACCGCCTTGTGGTGCAAGTACAGTAATACGTGCATTTCTTACATATGTGTTACCATTGTATGAGTTCCAACTCATACTACCAATATAATCTGAGTTTGCAACGTTTGCTGGATTGGTTATGTTACCACGTGCCGCATTAAATTGCATGTTTAGTACTTGATTACCAACACCACCTTGTGTGGTAAATTGATTGATAATAAAACTTGCTGTGTTTTGACCTGCAACACCTACGTTAGTTCCATTTGGACTAAACAAAAATTGTGTGCTGTTGCTTGTTGCATTGATAACATTTAATGTTAACAAATTACCAACAGTTGTAATATTACCTTGACTTGCAATAGTTACATTACCTGCATATGCGGCAAAGTTTGCATTTGCTACTATATTGGTAATATTTGCACCATTGATGTTACTTAAACCTCCACCATCACCAGTAAATATACCTGTATTTGCTGTAATATTGGCTGCGGTAATATTACCACTAACACCTAAACTTGTTAATGTACCAACACTTGTAATGTTTGGTTGTGCATTTGTGTATACAGTACCTGCAACTAATGCATTACCAACTTGACCTGTAACATTACCGCCTGTTATGTTACTTAAATTACTACCATCACCATAAAAATAACCACCTATAACTGCTCTACCACTAGGGAACGATACATTACCATTTGCTGAGTGTGTTGTTGTCCATGTATTACTTGCTGTGTTACCTGTTACAATTTGTAAATCAATTGGTACAACTACGCCATTTGCAATACTACCTGACACAGTATTAACGTTTGCATAGATACCTGTTGGTCCAGGTGATCCATTACCATTATATGCACTAAATGTTATTGCACCTACACCATCAGTATTAGCAACAGCAACACTACCATCACGATTACCTCTTTGTCTAATTATTGTTATACGTCCACTTTGACCAGCACCATCAGTATTTGCACCATAACTGGTAATTGATATTGCAGTACCTGTTGTACCATTACCTTGACTGTATGTACCAGGACTTAAACTTAATGTACCATATTGATTCCACCCCATTAAGTTTTGTGATGATAATGCTGTATTGCTTGTTATGTTACCAAATGGATGTCCTGTGTTAATAAAGAAACTACCACTAGCCCAAGCAACATTATTTGCTTGTTGCGTTGTATTACCACCTTGTGGTGCCAATACAGTTATCAATGCATTACGCACATATGTATTTGTATTCCATGTGTTCCAACCCATGCGACCAATATAATCTGAGTTTGCTACATTTGATGGATTGGTTGCATTACCGCGAGCCGCAGTAAATGTCATGTTTAATACTTGATTGCTTAGTCCAGGTTGTGTGTTAAACTGATTGATAACAAAACTTGATGTGTTTTGTCCCGCTAAGCCTACGTTTGTTCCATTTGGTGTAAACAAGAACTGTGTGCTATTACTTGTTGCATTGATAATATTTAAGTTTAATAAATTACCAACTGTTGTAATATTACCTTGTGCGTTAACAGTTACGTTACCTGCATAAGCGGCAAAGTTTGCATTAGCAACAGTATTTGTAACATTACCTGCATATGCCGCATAATTGGCATTAGCAACTACGCCACTTACGTTAGCACCTGCTACCGAGTTGGCTGTAGTTGCGAATGTCGCTAAGTTAGCAGTATTGGCTTGATTTGCATATGCACTATAATTTGCATTGGCAACTGTACCACTGATATTACCTGCTGTGATATTGCTTAAGTTGCTACCATCACCAACAAAATAATTGGCATTGACAACATAACCTAAATTACCAATTGAGTTTGCAGGAAATTGTGTGTTACCTGTATTATCAAAATTCCAAATATAACGATTGTAATAAGTTTGTAGTGTTACATTACCTTCTCTGGTAATTAAATCAACACCACTACTACTTGCAGTTACTTGGTCAACATCATCATGATTCATTGTTACACGATTACTTGAACTTAATTCTAAACCACTATTGTTTAAGTCACGAATAACACCGCCACCCATACCAATGTTACCTGGTGTTGTTAAATTGCTATCATTACCAAATATCCATTGTTGGTCTGTGCCATTGTTAGCATTAATATAAATATTGCCATTGGCAACTGGTATAGTTACATTACTAAATCCATGAATTAAATTACCTGCGTAATTTGCATAATTACTGTTGTTTGAATAAGCAGTATTTGGTACAGCACTAAACACACCATTACCATAAAGTATGTTACCGCTATTACCATCTAAATTTAATACAGCAATATTACCTATCCCAACTACGTTTGCTACATTTACACTAAATGCATTACCAGCAAAATTAGCATAGTTTGCATTTGCGGCATTACTTGCATTTGCTACTTGTCCCCAACTTAAGTTGCCATTACCATCTGTAATCAATGCATAATTGGCATTGCCACCAGTAATATGTACATTACCTATATTACCTAAATTACTAATTCCATTAACTTTTAGTTGTGTTAATGTACCTAAACTTGTGATATTTGGTTGTGCATTAATGGTAACATTACCTGCGTAGTATGCATAATTTGCTGTTGTTGCATTTGAAGCATTACCAACACCAGTTAAATAGTAGCCATTACCAAAATAATAATTTGCTGTAACATTGCCTGTTGCAACAATGTTGTTAATTGTGTTGGCTCCATCAGTACCAACATTTAAGAAACTTGCAACATTGCTGTTACCATAACTGCCTACAGCGGCAACTGGATTGCCACCACTGCTGTACAATGTTGTTAAGTTTTTACTTTGTATGGTATTAGGTACATTAGGAACATTAGGTGCTGTAATAACAACATTGGCTGTGCCTGTACCATATAGTGAAGTTAAATTGTTTGAACTGATTACGTTTGCCATATTATTTTATGTTATATTGTCTATATTGTCTTGGTTGCCATACGCTTGTTAATCGTGTATGTCCACCACTCCATTTACCAAGATTGTTTTGGTCTTCAACAATATTCCATGCATCTTGATATTTTTGTTGATACATTGACGCATCGTCCATGTTATGACGTTTGATATAGTATTCACGTAGTGTTGAATAAACATAACCTTCAGGCCATGTTTGCAATACGGCATTGCTTTGTACTGTTTGATTGGTAATGGTTACACCTGTTACTGTACCTGTTGTTGGTGTTGAACCACCTGTTACAGTACAAACAAACGTAGTTGCATTTGTGATACTTGAAATAATTGCTGTGCCAGTACCAAAACTACCTGTACCATTGATTGCAATCATTTGGTCACCAACTGCCAATTGACTTGTATCAGTAATTGTTACAGTCATAGTCCAAGGACCTGTGCCTGTTACAGTTGTTACATTGCCTGTTACGCTTACCAATGTGTCATCAATTGGTGCAAACAATAAAGGCCATGCTTTATAGTAATACATGTTAATCAAGTCACCTTGAGCAACATAAGGTAAAAATTGATATTCTTGACCAACTTCACTAAACTTACCACGGATAACAGCAGGTACGTTAACTGGTTGCAAATACAATTGTGCAACTAAACCTTGTGTAATAATATCTCTGTCACCAATACGGTCATAAACAATCCAGGGCCCTGTTTGACTGCTGTTAGTTGGTTGAGTTGCAAAAGTAATTGTACCATTAACAGTACCACTGTTGTTTACATTAAGCGTAATAACTGATCCAATACTAGATCCAGCAACGCTATTGATAGTACAAGCAGGACCAATACCAGTACCGGTGACACTCATGCCAGGTTGTAAACTTTGTGGGGGTTGACTCTGTAGTGTAATCTTGTTTGTCCCACTAGTACCTGTACAAACTGCTTGAGTAACATATTGTGCGCCTTGTTTGAAAAACAATATAGGTTTGTTCATATCACCTGGAATAGGTATACGTCCGTTAACGTCTGCTACTCCAATATTTGCCGCATCATAAGGATTACAACGTAATGCTGGTAATTCAATATTACGCATTGATAGTTCAGCCATAAAAATACATTCTTTGATTTCACTTACATTGGTACTGCCTGTGAAATCTTGAATAAAACTAATTAAACTATCTGCTGTTGGTATTTGAAACATTATTAATGTCCTCTAAAAAATCTTTGTTGACCTACTTTTGTTGGGTAAGGTACATCGATTGGAATTGGTAATTTGCCACCTGGGTAACAAACATACTGTGGATACTCTTGCTGTACAACACGATAAAATTGTGCTTTTAATGTTCTATCATGTTTAAGTGCTTGCCAGGGCATGCCACCAAAATATTCATCGCTGATACGAATAGCAACAACATCAGGTAAATCCATCCATTTATAACCCAATTTACCATCAGGCATTAATGGTGCTAATGGATCAGGTACACCTGCTTCTGCTGCCGCACGATATGCTTTGCAATATTCTGCAACAGCATCAGCGTTAGACTGCTCTCTTTTAATATAAAACTTACCATCTTCTCTACCAGTGGTAACTTTAATATTCTTGCTTTTATTGTAATCTGTTCTAGTCCAGTCACCCTTTAATGAGTTGTATAATTTGTTGTTTTTTAACAACTTATCTGCAACACCATTATGATTAGTAACCATTCCACCATTGTCTTGTCTCCAATAGTTATGATTCTTTTCAGGGTCATTGTCATCTAAGTATTCGGGTTTGTTAATATCATTCATAATAAGTATTTAGTCAAAAGAAAAGACTCACGAATGAGTCTTAAATTTAATTGAGTTTAGGTATCTTTTGTTCGATTTTACTCAATGATTCACTAATTTCTTTTAAGTAAATAATTAGTTCTGCTGTTTGTTCACGTTGTCTTAACAACTGTAAACCTAAATTTGCAACTTCATCACCGATATCTCTGATGTTTTCTTCAATAATTTCTATTTTCATTTTATTCTCCATTCTATAGAAAAAAAGGCTCCGTAGAGCCTTTTATGTTACTAATCAATAAGATTAATATGTGCTTCCAGCGCCTTGATTTACACGTTGTACTAATGAAGAACCACGTGGTGATGTAATCAATGAACCAGTGTTTGTGATTTGATTTAACAAACCAACACCTGCTGGGTTACGTACAATCAATGTACCTTCCATGATGAACTGGTCTAGTGATGCATCAGCATTACTGAACACTTCATTGTTAGGTCCTAAGTCACGTAATGAACCCCATTGCAATACATCTTCGTTCAAGAAGTAAACACTATTGCTCATACCTGATTGATCCATAATCCATGAATCATATACTTCGTATGTGTAATTGAAGTCACCTTCGTATGTTTGAATCGTGTCACCACGCTCAACGTTACGACGGTTAACTGAAGTGTTTGAACTTACGATGTTATCAGAGATAATTGTACGCAATGATGTTGGAGCAACCATGCTACGAATCTTTGCATTGTAACGTTCTTCAGCAGTAGTTACCAATTGCTTGTACAATACTGGGCTGAATACTTGGTTTACGAAATAACTACTTGTGTAGAATTGTGAACCATTTGCAGAGATTTGCAATGCACCTGTTACTTCACTTGCTGTATCTGAACTCTCGTTGTTTGTCCATGTGTTGATTTCGTCAGCACTATTGTCATTTGTGTTAAATGATTGTGTACCAGCAAAAGAACTCAATGAACCCATACGACGGCCAGTTTGACCACTTGGTAAACCACTTGCTGAACCTGTTTGTCCTGCATACTTAGTACCAATTTGGTCGTTACGAACTAATTGTTGCTCAACGTCAAACATCAATTCGATTAACTGCTTAACTTCTTGATATGCTTGTGGATCACCACCTGATTGCATAACAGCACGTGCAGTACCTGAAGCCGCGATAACTGTACTGAAAATTTGTGTATAGTTACCTAAGTTAAAACGCTGATTGTTTTCGGCTTGACTTGTGTTAACAGGTGCACCTTCAACTTGCGCTTGAACTTGTGGTAGACGATAAATGTCGTCTGTCCATAATGGTAAAGTTGAATTAACTTTACGCTTTTTTGCCATTGCCATGTTTAATACAGGCGTATCGTCTTTAACACGATTTGAAACGTCTAAGTCTAAGTCTTTGACAACGATATCTGAACCATATGCTGTAGTACCGTTACCAATTTGACTGGTTGTAATTTCTGCCATTTTTATTCTCCTTGAATGTTGTTATAGGCTATATTTTATCTACCACCTCTTGATCCACGAATTTGTGTAAGTCGTTGAATCAATAAGTTGTCTGCGGCTTTTTTATCACCGCTCTTGGCTTGTTCACGAAGTTTACTTAAATCCTCACCACTACCTCTTTGAGTATTGGTCGATGATCCTCGTCTTTGTGTAAGAGCAGCCATACTTGAACCTGCAGTTTTAGTAGTTGGTTTATCTCTATAACGTAATCCATCACGTACCAATGAAAGCAAACTTTCATCGCTACTTATCAAGTCAATGTTTTTTACACCAGGTATAGTTTCATTAAGAGCCATTGGCCATAATTTAGTTACCTTATCACGTATTTCATTGTAGACATATTCGTTTTTCAACTCTCTGTCTTGAAATGATTTACGAGCCTGTGTTAATCTTTCACTAACTTGTTGGGCACGTACTTGCTTGAATTGATCCACAGCAGGTTTTAGTTGACCTATAACATTCTGCTGTTGGCGTATGTATGTTTCATTTTGTTGCATACTCGCTTGAATTCTAGCAATTTGCGCTGGATCTCTTGTTTGTGCCAATTGTTGTTGAAAAGTTGTCTGATAACCTTGTGTTCTAACAATTTCATCATATGCCTTTTGTAACTTTGGCTCAATCGTAAATTCCATCGCAAGTGTTAAACCTTCTTGCTCTTGTTGTTTTCCCCTAAGGTACTCATCAAACTCAGCACGTTCAATTTTTAACTGTCTTGCATCTTCGCTTATTGCGGCACCTTGACCCAATATTGCGCTTGCCTTCTTAGCATCAATAACAATTTCTTTACCATTTCGCATAAACTTAAACTTAGCGTTTGGATTAGTTTCTGCAAATTCAATAAAGTCAATCAATTCTTCGCTAGTACTATCATTACTATTGTCGCTTACCTGTTCTTGTTGTTCAGGGGCTTGAATTTCTTGATTGGCATCTTCAAATATTTCGTCACTGGTATCAGCAACTTCGGCTTCAGCATTATCGCTTGGGGCCACAGGGCTTGATGATTCTGCCGTCACATCTTGTCCTGTTGCAGTCTGTTCAGTAGCACGTAGTTGATTACGCTCGGTCTGTTGACGCATTGCGGTCATTTTCTGTGCTATGCTCTCTAAACTAGGTACTGCGCTTGATTCAGTGGCCGTACTCACAGGAGTATTAGGGCTGATTTCTGTTGTCATTAAATTTTTCCTTTTCTATTACTCGGGCACGTTAGTGTTACCAAGTTTATCTTTCAAATATACTGCTCTTTTCAGAGAAGTAATGAAACTTTCTATTCCAGCGAGTTCGTTTGAAAACGCAACTCGTTGCATGTTATCTTCCGGAGTATGACCTCTTATACTTGATAAGTTGTCTAATACTTCAAACTTATAATGGTGAACAAACATTGCTAAATCTTTATTTTTTAGCAATGCTTCTGCTTGGCTTCCATAATGTCTTACTCTATCACTTTGTGCTGGAGTAAGTTTATTAATGTTACTAGCGTTTACAGTTAATCTATTATTAAAGAATTCAATACTATCTTCGTTTATCATTACAATTCCATTGTGTATAATCTATTTATACTTAAATCATATTAATAAACTTTTGGATTTCCTTGTGCCATTGCCATATACTCTAATTGACTTTTTGCATTGTTACCAACAGTTTCTGCTTGTACCTGTTGTGCTTTTGCTTGATTCAATGCCGCAGTACTTAAATTGCGTTGATCCTCTGGAGTAGGTGTCTTTGTTTTAGCCGCTTGTTGACCTTGTTGTATCATTTGCTTGACTTCATCATCACTTGGCAAATAAACATCAGCATCTTTAATACCTAAAACATATAGTGTATCAGCAAATGGTTTTTTAACTTTATGATACATGTCTGGAGTTAATGTACCTGCACTAACCATACCTGACACAGTTTGATATAAATCACTTTGACATTTTTGAATGATTTGTAATCTACCTAACGCATTTTCTTGACTCATCATACCCAATGCTAATTCCAAATGCAATTGCTTTCTATCACAGAAGTTCATATCGTCCCATGCTTTGTAATCTAAAAACACAGGTAATTTATCAGGGTGAAACTTTTGTGCTAATTTCTTAACGCCATAATCATCACCATATTGTATCAATGTACGCCATACCAACCATAATGCTTCACGTAATCCTTCAGCACTATTACGTACAGTATTGTCTTGTACAATTTGATTTGGTGTTAATGCAAGTTGCAACTTGACACCGCTATTGCCTGGTGCCATGACTTCTGGATTAAACACATCTTGTGGTGTTGTCATACCAACCATTGCCATTGTATCTTGTTGTATGCGATTCATAGCAACTTCTAAAAAGTCTAAGTTACCACTTGGGGGAGGCAATTGATAAATGTCTTTTGTTGGATCAAACTTGCTATCTAATATAAAGATAGCACTTTCGCCATCTTGTAACATTTCAAAGTCAAGTCTGTCTGGTTTAACACCAATACGTGGTGTAGCAGTTAATAATCCCAATTGTATTTCAGCACGTGCTGCCGCTGTGTTGTATTCTTGCATTGGAATAACACTTTCAGCAATACTCATACCATAGAAGTTACCTGGTAATGGTTTAGGACATAAATTTGCTACTGGAATAAATTCAACTTCTTTTGCGCTAATGATATAACTACCACTATAAACAATTTCAATTAGTTCTAATTCACCATCGCCATCAATGTCATATCTGTTCCATACTGTAACAATACTAACAATACGTGCATCTGGTTCTTGACTACTTGCTGAACTAACAGGAATACCCATAACAGGTACGCTATCACGTGCATGAATTGCCAAGTTGTTTAATACGCTACCTGCTTGATATGCACCATTCATGTTATACTCGGCATGTTCTTCAAACACATCTAATATAATGTCTGGATATAATTCTTTTGCTTCTTGAATGGTCATTGGATCATAGAAACCACAGAATGGTTGGTCACGCATTTCTGGTACTGTAGGGTCACAAATCCAATAGTGTTGTGCTATAGAATGAAACTTGATATTGATATTCCATCCTGTTAATTTATACTTTGCACTATAAATGGTATTGCGATTAATTGCATCATTTATAATTTGTTCTTGATTGTCTAAATGTATATTATGCAAATCTTCTTGGTCTTGATTCATTGACTCTAAGTCTGGTTCTTCTTCACTATTGGTCAATGTATTCATATGCGTATCAAGCATATCTTGTATATGACTTTGTTGTTCTTGACCTAACAATTGCTGTACTTCAGCCATTGTTTTTTGCATGTCAACTGTTACTTTTCTTTTGTTTTGACGAAACGCAGTTAATCCACTATCAGCGGCTTGTTGTTCAAATGCACGTAATTGGTCTAATGTACCTTGTGTTTCTACATAACGTACCATTGGTTCACGAATGGGCTTAATCATCATCATGCCATTCTTGTGCATGTTTGCATCCATTACCCAACGTTCTAACACAAAGTGTGGGTCATTCATTTCATTGATAACATGACTAACCATGTTTGTTGCTTGTCTTGCGGCTACTTCGTCATCTTCGTTATCGGGTACAAAGTCAAAATTTACTTCGCCATTGGGTATTAGTCCCTTAACAATAACAGCAGTTGCATAGTCAACAACAGGCTTAACTGATGGATGTATGTAGTCGATGCCATTAACTGGAGCAGTACTATCTGTAACTGCGAGGCACAAATAGTGATAATCACTAGCACGATTAACAGCATTTTTTGTTCCTAAATATCGTAAATAACTTGCCATTTTTATGTCTAGCAAGTTTTTCATTTTAACAAAGTTATGATTCATTTTGCGATTTTGATTGATATCACTCATCGCTATGTTTTTAATGTCTAACATGGTTGGGGGTTTACCTTAAGTATACTGTATTTAGTCTTTATTAATATTTAGAAATTCTTCGATTGTCATGATAGGCAATTGCCCATGCTGTTTTATACAATCTAGTTGTTTTTGCTTTAGTTTTGAATGTATAAAGTTACCACGTACTGTGTTGGGGCCTTCTGTTTTGAAATGATTGTCTTTTTTATACTCACGAATGTTTCTAGTACCATTACCATTGTCATATTCCCAATAGTCTAAAAATATAAATTCTGTGTTGTTTGGCTTGTTATCAACAACAGTAATTTTATTATCCATCCATTTTGTATCAACCAATATGTTACATCTAAAACCCAAATCAACACCCATAATTAATAGATATTCTAAGTTGTTGATATCATTGACTTTTCCAGTATAAGCAATATCAACATCACTTGCGCTATTAATATCATATATGCTTGAACCCAATATATTGCATTCTAAATTGCTAGATTTAATAATTGGTTCCATAGCAGTATACCACAAATGTATTGCTTTAATTGTGGGTTTATCCCACATTCTATAAGTTGATATTGGACCTCTTCTATAATACATGTTAACCTCCAGGATTATAAACTTGCTTTATTGCAGGTTTATTGTTATAATTTTTTTGAACATATCTGTCTCTATGACTTATCATTCGTTGTTGTGGTGTGCGATTGTCCCAAGGCTCTGCTAAACCATTCAAGCAACCAAGCAATGCATAACGACAACTATCAATGCAATCGTCAGGATCGCTAAAACGACCTTTCTCATCAACAAAGTAATTTCTTGCTTCGCTTAAAAATTGCACACAGTTTTCATTAACTACCAAACTACCAACTTCTAACATTTGACGCATTTGATTGATACCATATGCTTTGTGATTGGTAGTGCGACCTTCACTATCAGGTGGATTCATAATTGGCTTTTCATAAACATTTAATTCATAACTTTCAAACAACTCACGTATTGAACTGCTACTCATTGTATAACGACCTTTTGTACTTGCATCAGCAGGTAATACGATAGGTGTACCAAACACTTCTGGTCTTAACAAATGATTAATGTATTGTGTTGGTACTGCTTCTTCAACACCCTGCACAACAATTTGTTTATGCAAAAATGCAATCTTTTCATATGGTTCCCAATACATTAAACTGATAACAGTTTTATCATTGACCAATCCCAAATCCAATGCAATAATGCGATGTATGTTTTGCATGTTTGCAAAATCATAATCACCTGTTTTGTATGTGGGCCAATCACGTATTTGAAACACAGCACCTTTACCCATAACAGGTTTACCAGCAATACGTGCATCACGTTCATGTGGCAAATAATCACGTTCCAATTGTTTGCGTGTTTCCATTAATAAAAATGGTTGACCCCAGGGATCGTATTCAGGAACATCGTCCCAACTAACACGAATAAAATCGTAACCTTGTTCTTTGTTCCAAAATTTACTAACTAGTCCATTAAGACCTTTTAATGGCGTGAATGAACAAAGAACTTTACCTTGCGTTGTTGCGGTACGTGTGACAATTTCACTAAAGAAATCATCTGGTGGTTGTTCGTCAAAGACTGCGAGGTTAAGTTTGAAACCTTGTAACTGTCTGACTTCTTGCGTATAATTGGCAAATAGCAAATAACTATTACTACCGCTGATATGCTTAATCTCAACGCCAATGCAGTTGGCTCCATCATTTCGCATAGTATCAGTAACAATACAATCACGTGGTATAGCACCAGATCCAATATTTTCAGTAATTTTGACATCTTGAGTTCCTATCAATTCATTTTGTAATACCAATGCAACCTGACTCCAGCCCTCACCTGCTACCATGCAAGTGATTGCTTTGTCAAAGCGATAACCTTCCCACCAATCGGGATATTGACCTGTTAAATGCATGGCTGTTTCATAACAAGTACTAACTGTTTTACCAATACGATTAGCGGCAAGAATACCTCTGCGTTCGCTGTAACCTGTCTTAAAAAACTCTAACTGATGATTGAAAGGTCTAAAGTATTTTAATTGATGATACTTCATGTCTTCAGCCACAGTAATACTCAAGTCCATTAATTTATTCTTTAATGGACCTGGTATTGTTTTTAGAGCATCTATAGTAAGATTGTTTTCGTCAACTGCATACCTCAATGCCCTAGACATCAAAGTTTCTGTACCAATCATTACTTAATCTTTCTAAACCAATATAATCTTAAGCCAAAAAGATATAAATAAAAACCAAAATTTCTATCATACTTGATAAGAAAATTAAATGGTGTTTTACCTTCTCTGTAACTGATTATTTTCATTAATCTTCCTCATATCAATTGTAAGATTGTGTTTATCAACAGCCCAACGTAATGCTCTTGCCATAAGAACATCATTACCAAGCATAATTAACTTTGTAAATCTTTACGAATAAAGTAAATTGCTTCTACGGCTAAACTTAAATCTTTAAGTTCTTCTGGACTAAGTTTCCATGTTGTTTTGTCTTCAATAACAACATTATCACGTTTGTCTAATCCAAAATGTAATCTTTCGCATAACAAACGCAATATATGTTCTATTTGACCAGGAAACTTTTCAACAAACGCAACTCTGTGACTTGCATTAATTTTTTGCATAATTAATGTGTCACTTGTTTTTGCTTGTTCACGTGCTTGACGAATTACGCCATCAACTGAATCGTTCATGATAAGTCCCAGGGATTACTTGCGGCGCTGTTATCAATGCCACCAATATCTCTATCAATCCAAACGTCCCAATGTGTTGATTTGTTAACACGCATAGACTTCATTAATGTACGCAATCTACGACCAATTTGTGTTAATGTACCATCTTCACGTTGAATCAATTGTTCACCTGTACGTGGATTAACCCATTTGATAATTTCAGGACGCTCACGACCATATTTGTCAATTTTAACGCCATGTGGTACTTGATCCAATGGACCTAATATTTCATAACTAATCATGTTGTTTTTGTATTTTCTAAACACACCAACAACCTTTTTACCTCTTGCTCTGAAATCAGTATCAGGATGAGGAATAAAAGGACTTACAAAACTATTTTGTAATTCTGACTTTGGTGGTAATGAGGGGTCACGTGCTGGAATTGGTTTCAAGTCTTCAACTGGAACCATGTCTGCTTTGTCAAGATAGGGATTTTCGTTACCAACAAATTTCTCATCGATAGGTACGCCATTCAATGCG